CCTGAAGGTCGTAGGTTCAAATCCTACCCCCGCTTCCAATATCTTATTAGATTTTCTACGATTTTCTTCTCTTGTAAGATATTGCAGATTTTCTAAACTATGCGGACCACCCTTGCTTAAAGGAATTATATGATCTACTTCGTAACCAGGCGGGCAGTTATAATAGAATAATTGCATGGCTTTAATATCTTCCCCTACAGGTGTTTGATATTTTCTTCTTGCCATATATCTTTTATATGTCTCCCGTTTACGAGCTAATATAATTTCTCTATCGTAATGTTTCTTTTTATGATTCCATCCACATTCTTTCGAGCAGAATTTTCTTTCTCGATTGTTTACTGGAGCACTGCAATGAGCACACAATTTGGGTGGCAACTTTGATACGCCTTTTTTGCTTGCATTATTGTGTATAGCAGCACAAGAACGACAACAGAATTTATTAGGTTTATATGTAGGAGTATCGCAAGTTAAACATAAAGAGTCAGGTAATTTTGGTTTGGCTCTTAATTTGTTATGGTAAGACGCATTACATGATTTACCACAGAATATATTTGGACTATCTTTTCTTCCATTAAATTCTGTATTACAATGTTGACAAATGTGTGAAACTATCATATAATTACTTATGCTTAGATAGGTACATCGGTTCCTTTCTTCGCAACCAAATATACACTGGCAACGCCTCTCGTAGAAGCGCACCATGGATCCTGAATTAACAGGTGATACCCGTCGACGGATGGGAGTACAGTGAAAGACTATTCGGGGCGTAGCACAGCCTGGTAGTGCGCCTGCTTTGGGAGCAGGAGGTCCAAGGTTCGAATCCTTGTGTCCCGACCAAATATAGACTAACAATGGGGGCGGGTGTTGGCACACGGGAGGCATTTATAAAGCCTTTAGCCGCAGATTACGGTTCTTGACTTGGTTCGATCCCAAGCGTCCCTACCACTATACTGCCTTTGTAGCTCAACTGGATAGAGCGGCGGTCTTCGAAACCGTAGGTTGGGAGTTCAAACCTCTCCAAGGGCACCAAAATAAATGTTGACAAATATAAAAAATCATATATACTGACAATATAAAGTTTATTCCGTGACGGGCACAAGGTGGGCCAGCAGACTGTTAATCTGTACATCAGGTAGGTTCGATTCCTACTCACGGAGCCAATAATGCGCCTGTAGTCCAATGGTAGAGACACTAGGTTTAGGTTCTAGGTGGTGGGAGTTCGAATCTCTCCAGGCGCACCAACAACAGAAAGAAGTAAAATGCAAGTACGAGCAAGCCATATTCTAGTAGATAGCCAAGAGCAAGCTAACCAACTGCTGACCCTTATTACAGAAGGTGGAGCAGATTTCGGTCAGGTAGCACAGGCACACAGCAAATGTCCCAGCAGCCGCCAGGGTGGCGATCTGGGCCAGTTTGGTCCTGGTCAGATGGTGCAACCTTTCGAGCAGGTCACATTCGCAACTGAAGTAGGTAGCATCAGCCAACCTGTGCAGACACAATTCGGCTGGCATCTGATCAAACGCACCGCTTAAGAGACATACTCATGCAAGTACGAGCAAGTCATATACTGGTAGCTACTCAAGAGCAAGCACAAGATTTACGTGACCAGCTGACAGCAGGCGCAGATTTTGCACAGCTGGCGCATGAACACAGCCTGTGTGCCAGTGGTCAACAAGGTGGAGACATTGGCACGTTTGGTGCAGGTCAGATGTTTATTCCACTGGAAATGGCAGCGTTTGCCACAGAGCTGGACCAAGTTAGTGATCCTGTTCGCAGCGAACATGGTTGGCATCTGATCAAACGCACCGCTTAACCTATTTAGACGGCAGTGTAGTCAGCATGGTATAACAGGCCTGTTGCGGTAAGCGACAAAACTAGGGGCATGATATACGAGGTCGGGAGAACCAGTGCTAAGGCAGCGTGGTTCGCAACCTTGGGAACCCGGACACTGAAAAGAGGGTCGACACTCGTCCCGTCTAAACTTTTATTGGCCCTTAGCTCAGCTGGTAGAGCACTCCCCTGATAAGGGAAAGGTCGGTGGTTCAAATCCACTAGGGCCAACCAATAACGCTTCCAGGGAGGTGCAGGTCATCTCGGTGGTCTCATAAGCCGCTAAACCAGGTTCGAGTCCCGGTGGAAGCACCATTATTAAGTAACTGATGGATACAGAACGATTAAACCAACGTCGTGAAGAACTGTTTGCACCCATACATCAACAGATCCTCATGACAGATAACGAAAATGATGTGCTGTTATTGGCAACAAATATGTTTACAAGTAGTATGCATATCTTCTGTCAACAATATGGCATCACAGACGGTATGAATTTGATGCAAGTATTGCTCAAACAATATCGAGAATATAATACCTGATAATATTTGGGAGATCGTCTAATGGTAGGACAGCGGATTTTGATTCCGTCAATCGGGGTTCGAGTCCCTGTCTCCCAGCCAAACTATATACTATAACGGAGAGGTGGTCGAGTGGTTGATGGCTCTGGTCTTGAAAACCAGCGAGGGTGCAAGTCCTCCGTGGGTTCGAATCCCACCCTCTCCGCCACTAATATAAACCTTGTTTTACTCGCAGACCTAAGACTGGATCGTCTGCATATCTTATCATGACATATTCCACTTCCAGCTTTAATTTATCCAGTGGTATGTCAAACCATTCCCCCTCACAACGATGTAATTTTAAATTAGCATGTATCACAGTTTCTAATAGTCGTGTTTTAGCTGCTGGTGTAGCTACCACATGATGTATCTTTAATCGTGCAGGATGACCAGTCTGCAGAGCTTTTAATCTCTTGACAGGATCACGGCTGATGCCCACCTTATAAGGCGGTGCATCTGCTCCTATGATGTACACATAACTGGTCATGTTTTACTTATTTGCCGCAGAACTCAGATAAATTCCATATGAAGAATATATTAGTAACAGGCGCCGCTGGATATATCGGTAGCCATTTGGTTTACAGGTTAGCAGATGCAGGTTATCAGATTGATGCACTGGATATCCAAAAGAGCATCAACAACATTGACAAATACGTCAACAAATTCATAGTACAAAATATCACAGACATCACCTACAGAACCTTTGTCAAGAGTTATGATGCTGTCGTACATCTGGCTGGTCTAGTAAGTGTAGAACAAAGCTGTCAGATACCAGCTCGTTACGCAGAGATCAATGTCGCAGGCACAGCCAACCTGCTGGACAACGTCAGCACGGATCATGTGATATTCGCCAGCACCAGCAATGCTTTTAACCCAGTTAATCCTTATGCCCAGACCAAGTTATTGGCCGAAAGCATCGTGAGGAATCAGGCGGAAAATCACAGCATATTTAGATTCTACAATGTGGCAGGCTCGGCTGGTTACAGTCAGATAGGCGCGGCCACGCATCTGATACGTGTGGCAGCAGAATGTGCCACAGGCAAACGACCAGCTATGAGCATCTATGGCACAGACTATGACACGTCCGACGGCACCTGTATCAGAGATTACATACATGTCAGCGACATCGTGACAGGTATCATCAAAGCAGTGCAACAACCACTTAACAATCATTTCCAATGCCTGGGATCAGGATCGGGTTTCAGCTGCCGTGAAGTCATACAAACCATGAAGGTGGTCACCCAAACTGACTTCGTGGTGACAGAGACACACAGGAGGCCAGGCGATGCTGCCATCACTGCCATCCCTGCGGAATATAAGTCGGATTATCTGCATTGTGAATACACACTGGCAGACATGTGCTTGTCAGCTTACAAGTCTGAATTAAATCGCATTTAATATCTGATATATTGTAATATCACAAATAGGGAAATTTTATGCTAAGTGAAGAATACAGAAAAATAGAACAGGTGTTGGCAGATCCCAACTGGGAATTACACGCCAAAGCCAGATTGCAAGTTGTTCATGATTTACAGTTGCAATACTATAATAAAATATTGGAGCTTTTGATTAATACTCCCAGTCAGGTAGCACAGGACATATTTGTTTTATCTGAATTAAATTTCAAACGTGGTGGATATTTTGTGGAATTCGGTGCCAGCAATGGTATCAGCAACAGCAACACTTATATGTTGGAAAAGCACTACGGCTGGACAGGCATATTGTCAGAACCTGCCAGATGTCATCATCAAGAACTGTTTGCCAACCGCAGTTGCGTCATAACCACTGACTGTGTTTGGACCACATCTGGACAACAAATAGAATTTAAACAAGTGGATGGCAACGGTGAACTCAGTGGCATAACTGGACTGGCAGGATTGGATAATCACAATGGCACTGTATATAATGTAAACACCATAAGTTTAACTGATTTGCTGTTGCAGAATAATGCACCAAATGTGATAGATTATCTCAGCATCGATACGGAAGGCAGCGAATTAGACATCCTGCAGAGTTTTGACTTTGATAGTTATAAAATTAAAATCATTACATGTGAACATAATTGGACTGATAAGAGACAGGTGATTTATGATTTCTTAACCAGCAAAGGTTATGAAAGACGTATGGAGAATGTGATCAGCTATGCTGGTTATCCAGCAGGTTGTTTCGACGATTGGTATGTATTAAAGGATAGTAAATGAAAAATATATTAGTAACAGGCGCCGGCGGATTTATCGGCACACATCTGGTCAATGACTTCAAACAACAGGGACACTATGTTGTGGCAGCTGACCTTAAATATCCGGAATATAGCCAGACCACAGCTGACGAATTCCATGTCTTAGATTTGCGCGAGCAGAATCTGGTACATGAACTGTTTAATAAGCACAAGTTTGATGAGGTATATCAACTGGCAGCTGACATGGGCGGTGCTGGTTATATCTTTACAGGCGAACATGATGCTGATGTTATGCACAACAGTGCTCAGATTAACTTGAACATCCTGGACGCCATGGTTAAGCATAAAGTTGAGCGTGTGTTCTATAGCAGCAGTGCCTGCATCTATCCAGCACATAATCAGACTGACCCAGACAATCCTTTATGTTCAGAAGAGTCAGCTTATCCAGCTAATCCTGACAGCGAATATGGTTGGGAAAAGTTATTCAGCGAACGCATGTACCAGGCCTATGCTCGTAACTATGGTATCCATGCTCGTATTGCCAGATTCCACAACATCTTTGGTCCACTGGGATCATGGAATAACGGCAAAGAAAAATCACCAGCTGCACTGTGCCGCAAAGTGGCAGCTGCCACAGACGGTGTTATTGATGTATGGGGTCCTGGTACTCAGACTCGCAGCTTCCTGTATATTGAAGAGTGTGTCAAAGGAATTCATCGCATCATGGAATCAGACTATATACAACCTATTAACCTGGGTAGTGAACGTATGATCAGCATCAACAATCTGGCGCTACTGATTGGCAAGATAGCTGGAAAAGACATTACTATTAATAACATTCCAGGACCAGTAGGTGTAATGGGTCGCAGTAGCCACAATGAGTTGATTGATTACACACTGGGTTGGCGTCCTGGTGAAGATCTGGAATATGGTTTAGAAAAAACATATGATTGGATCTACAAACAGATGTACAAGGCCAATCAATGACCTGTGTGCTGGTAACTTATGCCGATGCCAAGTATCAACCCAGGCAACGTCAGTTGGCTGACAAGGCAGCTGCCAATGGCATGGCCAGCATAAGTTATACCAGAGAACAGATAGAACAGACTAAATTTTATCAGGATCACAGGCATATATTGGATCAGCCTCGCGGTAATGGTTATTGGTTATGGAAACCTTATATCATACTAGATGCGATGAATCAGGTAAATGATGATGATGTGATATTCTATCAGGATTGTGGAGATGATTTTGATCCTGACACTGTTAAGAACATAAAATTACAACCAGGTCAACCTTGTTTATTAGTAAATGCCAACATGCACCCACATACCTGGTGGTGCAAACGCGATTGCTTCCATTACATGGATTGTGATAATGAAACCTATTACAATACCTATCAGACTGAAGCAGGAGTAAACTTTTGGTCAAATAATTCAAACAGTCGTAATATTGCTGGAACGTGGTTGCAATATTGTACAGATGTCAGACTGATATCTGATGATCCCAACACATGTGGGTTGGATAATTTACCTGAATTTATCGATCACAGACACGACCAGGCCATACTACACAATTTAAGTATAAAATATCAACTGCCAGTGGACAGAGAAATCTGGCAAAGATTCGAATGGAACAATCACAGGATAAACTGATGTATAAACAAATCATTCAACAACATATAGACACAGGGTTAACAACCAGAACCCCATTATGTGAAGCCTATCAAAGATATGGTAGTGACAAAAGCACTGGGCACAATTACAGTGGTTTATATTGGCAACTGTTTGAAAAATTCAGCAATGAACCTATCAACTTCCTAGAAGTAGGTTTGGGTACCAATTACACCGATGTAAAATCAAACATGGGACCAGATGGCAAACCAGGAGCCAGTCTATATACCATAAGTGAAATTTATCCACTGTGGACGATTGTGGGATTGGACGTGGATACCCGTGTGTTGTTTCAAAATCCAGACAAACGTATCAGTACATACTATGTGGATCAGACTAGACCAGATATCATACGTCACATGTGGACACATCCTGATCTCACTGACAAACAGTTCAGTATCATCATCGATGACGGATTACATGATTATCAGGCTAATATAAATTTTATGGAAGCCAGCTATGATAAACTAGCATCCGGTGGATTTTACATAATAGAAGATGTTTTGAAAGATCAAAAGGAATTATTTGAAAATTATCTGAAAAATACCAATCTAGATTATCAGATTGTCACATTGCCCTATGATTGTTATTGGCAAGACAATACTTTGGTAATAATCTCTAAGGGAGATCATTAATGATAGGATTTAATCAGCTGGGCAGTTATGGCAGACTGGGTAATCAGATGTTTCAACATGCCAGTGTGGCTGGTATTGCTGCTAATCTGGGTTTAGATTACTGTATTCCTCCTGTGGCGAATCAAACAGACAATTATGGTTTGTTCGAAGCATTCCTGATGACAGATGTGCAACAGGGTTACACCTCAGGTCCAGAAAGAGAAGAAGCACACTATCATTTTGATGCCAACTTGTTTAATGACTGTGCGGACAACACCAGCATCAAAGGTTACCTGCAAACAGAAAAATACTTCAGCCATATAAGCGATAAGATCAGACGCATGTACACTTTTCGCGATCAATGGGCAGACTACAGCCAGCGTGTCATGGAAAGATATGCTGGGCAGGATGTGATATTCCTGCACATCAGACGCGGCGATGCCAATCTGGTGAGTAATACAGGTTTTAAATGGGCTTATGTAAACTTGCAGGATCATCATCCACTGCAAACTGTCAGCTATTATCAGGCAGCACTGGAACAATTTCCTGCTGATTGGTCAGTGATGGTGTTCAGCGATAGCATGGAATGGGCGCAAGAACAAGATCTGTTCCAAGATGAAAGATTCCTGTTTGTGGAACCCACAGTCAAATATAGTGACGGTGCATTCGTGCCTTATATCGACCTGTGTTTGATGAGCTTGTGCCAACATGCTATCGTAGCCAACAGCAGCCTTAGTTGGTGGGGAGCATGGTTGCAGACCAATCCCGACAAGAAGGTCATAGCACCTAAAAACTGGTTTGGTCCAGCATTAGCTGGCACAGATACTAGCGATTTGTATTGTCCAGGTTGGATCAGACTATGAACTGGGCACTGGTCACATACAGTAATCACAAATATCGTCAAGCACATAAAGATCTGGCAAACCAGGCGCAGGACGCTGGCATAACGTGTATAAACTATACACGTGAATATCTGGAAACCACAGAGCTGTACAGCATGTACCAGCACATCCTGGATCAGTCAGTGGGCAATGGTTATTGGTTATGGAAACCATATATAATTGCTCAGAGCCTGCGTAGTTTTGATCGTGTCATGTATTTGGACACTGGTGACAGATTCGACCCCAATGTACTGAAATATATGGACAGGTCCTGGCCTACAGATGCTGGATGTGTGCTGGCAGGTAACACTCATAGACATGACATATTTTGTAAACGCGATTGTTTTGTGTACATGGATTGTGATACAGAGGAATATTGGCGATTAAACATGATAGAGGCTGGTGTCAGTTTCTGGGCCAGGAATAAACATGCTGAGTTCGTATTGAATGAATGGTTCCGATATTGCACAGATGCCCGTATCATAACTGATCAACCCAATGAATCAGGATTACTCAATCTGCCAGGTTTTATTGTTCACAGACATGATCAAAGTATATTGACAAATCTGGCACACAAGTATAAACTAGCTATAGATTACAATATACTAAACTTTATAAGGTGCAATGAATATGAAGTCCATTAACCACAGTATCATATTGACTGTGCATAACAAAGCCTGGCTATTGCCATATGTGCTATCTGGTATCACTGACAATACACAAGGCAGTTACGAACTAATTGTTGTTATTGATGGATGCACTGACGAAAGCGCACAGATAGCCACAGATTATCTGCAACAACACAGCATACCCTACCAGATTTTACATACACCAGATGTGTTCGAAACTCTGGCAAACAACACTGGACTACGTGCAGCTTCAGGTGATTATTGTATCATTGTACAAGACGATTGTGTGATACAGGAGCCAGGCTGGAACCTGCGTATGCAAAAACCCTTTGATGCTTTTGCAGATGTGTTTGCTGTGTCTGGCAACTGTGCTCACAACTGGACCATAAACCCTGACAGCCGGGATGTCAATTTGGATTATGATCCAGATGACCACTGGCAAGATATTCTCAAAGATGGTGATTGGGCCAGCAACAACAACACACCCAGAGATCATTTTGTCATACGTAATACAGTGAATCGCGGTCCACTAATGATTGATCATCAGGTGTTGAAACAACTGGGCTACCTGGATGAGGCTTTTGCACCACAAGACATGGACGATCATGATCTCACACATCGTGCCTATCAACAGCTGGGCAAAGTTTGTGGATTTTATGGTGTAGGGTTCCGCAGTGATCATCACTGGGGCGGTAGCAGAGTCACTGGCACTACGCCAGCCTGGTTACACAAAAGCAATCAGAAAAATGCTAAATTAGTGTATAACAGATACAAAGACATAATTAATCTGAGACATGATGAAACAAGGACATTACCATGAGAATAGATAAAGACAGATGGCTGCAAGCACAATCACAGGAAATTTATTGTGCAATTAATAATATTGAAGAATTAAAATTCAATTTTAATTGGTATTTTGCCTTCTTTGGTGACACACATTACATTAATAATTGGAAGGTAGCAGAGATCGGATGCAGCACATACCCCATGGCCAGTTTCTTTCCTAACATGCAAGTTACTGGTGTAGATCCCTTGTTTCCACAGTTCAACGCAGATGTCAAATCCTATTGGCACAATAACAACATTACCAGTGTGGCTGAACCTTTCGAAGAATGGAACGTCACAGAGCGTTACGATGAAGTATGGTTTATAAATTGTTTACAACATGTCATGGATCCAGACTTATGCATGGAAAAGGCCAAAAGCATCGCTGATCGTGTGAGAGTATTCGAACCCATTAAATGGCCTACGGACATGTTACATCCTCATACATTTACCATGGAATTCTTCGAAAAACATTTTCCAGAAACAAGACTAAGTTTCTACAAGGGTGGCACAGTGCCTGAATTCCATGAGTCTGATTGCTGTTATTTTGTAAGTTGAGTTAAAAAAATGAATTTAATTAGTTGTGTACACAATTTTAATATACCAGTCACAGGCATCATACAAGTGGGTGCCAGCATAGGACATGAACTTTATGAATTCCGGAATCTGTCAATCGATAAGGTCGTAATGTTCGAACCATTGAGTTGGCCTTACCAACAATTACTCAGTAAGATACAAACAGATAAGAGATTTAAGGCATACCAGTATGCCCTGGGCAGTGCTCCTGGTATCGCTGAAATGTTTGTGGCTGATAACGATCAACAAAGCAGCAGTTTGTTAGATCCTGCACCAGTTAATCAGTATTATCCCAGTTTAAACTTCACACACAAAGAGACTGTGGAGATCAAGTTGTTAGACGATTTCCTTGCAGAAACTTCTGGATGTAATTGCCTGCTTATAGATACTCAAGGCTATGAGACAGAAGTACTAAGAGGTGCCACTGAGACACTAAAACAAATCGATTGTGTCTTTCTAGAAGTGAGCAGAGTGGAATTGTACAAGAATAATGCTCGTATGTCAGACATAGATCAAATACTATCTACATACGGGTTGCATATGGTAGCAGATCATTGGCATCATCCCATACATGGAGATGCCTTTTACATGAAGAAAAGTTAAACATGCAACGACTTAAAGATTGGTTTCTCAGCAGTTATCACACAGATAACACAGCTTTCTATCTGGAAATAGCATCAGCAGTATTCAGCATCATAGCCAGTCTGGCATTAGCCATATATGCTCAAAATCCTGACATGCGCTGGATATATCCACTGTACTTCATCGGAGGTATATCAGGTGCATGGGCATGTCAACGTCGCAGCCTGGTATGGCCTCTGCTGCTGAACTTGTGGTTTTGTTTCGTAAATATACTGGGTTGGTGCAGAGCTATGGGGATGATATGAGCTATAGTATTCTTAAGATGATCGAATTCACACTGGACTACATACTGAGAAATGAGCTCAGAGAGGACGTGGACATCCCCGAAGGTGCTGAAGCAAAGCAGGCAATAATCAGCTTCATGACCCGTCGCATCGCAGAGATAAAGAAAGCTACCAAATAGCTGACTGGGCAAACGATAAATATCTGTGGAAACAGATATGCCCAGAATTAGTCTCTATAGAGAAAATCACAGTAACGATTACAAATTTCAGGATAAGCGTATCCTGGAAATGTTTACCATGTCAGGCGTGGGTATCAATATACACAAATACATAGGTGTATATCAGCAAACTGGCACCAACGATGCAACACAACCCACATACAGCAACAGCAGCGAACGCAATATCCAGGATCTGTTATTCCTGGAAAATCGCGATCGAAAATACGACAAAAGCGTATACAACATGCGCGGGCATTATACCATACAGGACAATGACTTCAATTTAAGTCAGTTTGGTATGTTCCTGACAAACGACACCATCTATATCACCTTTCATATCAATGACATGGTACAGCGCCTGGGTCGCAAGATCATCGCTGGCGATGTGTTTGAATTACCCCACTTGCGTGACTACTGGCCACTGGACGACAGCATACCTGTAGCACTGAAGAAGTTCTATGTGGTACAAGAAACAAGCCGTGCAGCTGAAGGTTTTGCACAGACCTGGTGGCCGCATCTGTGGCGTTGCAAATGTGCGCCCATGGTGGACGGACAAGAGTATCGCGATATCCTGGATGCACCAGCTACTGATGCATCAGGTAATCCTGTGTCAGGTAGCAACAGTCTTCGTGACATGCTCAGCAGCTATACCAAAAGCCTGGAAATCAATACAGCAGTGGTACAACAAGCTGAAGCCGATGTACCCCTGTCAGGTTATGATACAACTCATCTGTTCCAGTTGCCTACAGTCAACGGACTAGCTGGTGATCCTCTGGGTACCAGCAGTGATACATCACTGGCATTTGCCGACAGCACCATCATCACCAGCGACCTGTCAGTCAACACTGCACTACAGGCTATCCAAGGTTATCTGGTAGGTGACGGCAAGGCACCCAATAATCTGCCTGTGACGGCTGACATAGCTTTTCCAGCTAGCCCATACACAGGACAATATGTGTTGCGTTTGGATTACTTCCCCAATCGTCTGTTCAAATGGGACGGTATCAAATGGGTCACTGTACAGGATGTGAACCGTCAGGCCATGACTGGCACCAAGAATCAGAATCAGCTGGGCACATTCGTCAATAACGACAAGACCACACGTACAAATTCAGGTAATCACATCAGCCAGCGTCAGTTGTTAAGTACCCTGTTAAAACCACAAACGGATCAATAAACATGGTTATATATAAAATTACCAATCAAATCGATGGTAAAAGAATTTGGCAGGAGAAAATATAAGTGGCACAATTCTTTTATGACCGCCAAATACGCAGATTCGTCGGCCAGTTCGTCAGATACTTCAGTGACTATGATGTGGAGTATGGCACAGATGCTCAAGGCAACAAGATCCTGTATCGTGTGCCCTGCCGTTATGCTGATACCAATCGCAATGTCAGCAGCATCATTCGCAATAACAGTGACAATTCACTTAACAATGTGCCTATGATCGTGGTGTATATTGATGGTCTCAAGTATGATCGTACTCGTATGCAAGAGCCACATCATGTGGACAAGAAGAACATCCGCACACTCAGCTATGATCCTGTGACAGGTCAGAGCGGATACAACCAGAGTACAGCGTTCACGTTGGAACGCCTGATGCCTTCACCCTATCTGCTCACTGTAAAGATAGAGTTGTGGACCAGTAACTTCGAACAGAAACTACAGTTGATGGAACAGATCCTGCCCAACTTTAATCCCAGCATGGAGATCCAGAACACCGACAACTATCTGGATTGGACCAGTCTCAGTTACATATCGCTGACAGACATCGCCTGGACCACACGTAATATACCTGTGGGAACAGACGAACCCATTGACATAGGGTCAATGACATTCGAATTACCCATATGGCTCAGTGTTCCCACCAAGTTAAAGAAACTGGGCGTTATCCAGACAGTGATCGACAGCGTATATGACAGCAACGGCAATCTGGTACAGAGCATCGTGGATCAGAGCATACTGGCAGGCAATCGCCAATACTTCACTCCCATGGGGTATGGTGTGATATTGCTGGCAGGACAGATAAAACTGGTTCCCAAGAACGGTCCAGTATTAAACAACGACGGCACACAGATACCAGTGACTACTGGGGAAATTGGCTGGCGTAATGTCATTGCTAACTTCGGCGAGATAGTAAACGGCATCAGCATGATGTATCTGACAGACAGTACTACAGATCGTCTCATAGCTGGCACTATCAGTTATGATCCTGCTGATCCCTATCAGCTGTTGTTTAACGTAGATGTGGCTACCATACCTGGCAACACCCTGCCGCCTGTCAACAGTATCATCGATCCACAAACCGCAGGTCCTGGTGCAGGATTACCTGCGGCTACTGTGGGCCAGAGATATCTGATATTAAATGCCATTGGCAATGCCAAGAATGATCCAGCCAATCATCCTGTCAGCTGGCAGAGTGCCAATCAGAGATTTGTAGCTAATGCCAATGACATCATTGAATATACCAAGAGCGGATGGCAGGTAGTATTTGACAGCCAGACTGTAGATGTAGTATCGTATATGACTAACCTAACTACACAGATACAATATAAATGGACTGGCACACAATGGATGAAAAGTTATGAAGGCTATTACGCGGAAGGGTTCTGGTCGATCGTCATTTAAGACCAGGCACAAACATCGCGACGATCCAGAAATTATAGCAGTGGGTGCGCTGATCTATTGCACCACAACCAATCGTGCATTGTTCATGTTACGCGACCAGGACACATATTCAGGTTGTTGGGGATTGGTAGGTGGCCGTGCCAATACTGGCGAGACCGCATTACAGGCTTTATATCGTGAAGTTCGTGAAGAGACTGGTTATAAGATCAATTTCGATAAGATAATTCCGCTGGAATTATATCAGAGTACCGATCAACATTTTACCTATCACACATTTGTCTGTCAGGTAGATGCAGAGTTTACACCTGTGTTGTGTACCGAGCATTCAGGTTATGCCTGGGCACCTTTAAACAGTGCGCCCAGGCCATTGCATCCAG